TGCCGGTTCTATCTGTGCTTTGAACACAGCCGCAGGTACTATTGATGTTTACTCTGCTATATCAAGCGATGCAGTAGCAGAGGTTGACACGCTTACTATTACGGCCGGGTGTTCTACCTCCGGCAATGTAACTGTTACTTTGGACGGGACAGCCGTTAATATTGCTGTTCTTGACACTGATGCAACTGCTGATGCCGTTGCCGCTAAGATTGCTGCTACCTCATTTGCCGGGTGGACTGTTTCTGCCGCAGGTGCTGTAGTAACATTTACCGCTGACGTAAAAGAGGCTAAGACTACACCTACATTTTCAGGAGGATCTACTGGTGTTACTGGATCATTTGTGGTTACCGTATTGGGTAAAGACGTCGTATATACTGACTTTAGCGCCATAAACGTTAACGGATTATTGTACAACGATGTAATCGTAAATGAATACACAACGGGTACGGTAGTTTATGAGGGTATGGTATTCGAGGATATGCTTGAAGCACCTATTCCGGCGTCGGCTAAGGCCAAGATGCCGCAGATTACTTATTTTAAACACGCTTAAATTTGGAGGATAGACGATGAGAACTAATGTAAAATCATATTATGACTTACTTGACTTCGGTTTAGGCGGTGCGAGCTTTCAGCAATTTGTTGACAGGTTTTATCAGAAGTATAACGCCCCTCAAACTGACGGTTTTCAATGGGATGACGAAATTCAGTTGGATTTCACCTACGAACAGTTAGAGGCCGACTTGGGTGTAGCTACACTACCTGTTTACACCGATATTGACTCTCCTGGTCTCTATAAGAGCTTCGAATCTTTCAAGATCGGTTCTAACAAGATACCGCCTCAAAAACACGGATTTGCGTTGAATCAAAAGATTCTTCGTGAAAGAATGATTTTGGCGCAGAAATATGGAGAAGCCGCTTTAACAAGCGAAACGCAGGACGCATTACTTAGCTTACAGTTTGATTCTATTGACAAACTGATAGCAGGTAATTACAATGGACTTACCCATCAACGTATGCGTATCGTTTCTACTGGTCAGTTTACCATTGACGCCAACAACAACCCTCAAGGTATTAAGGGGGTTACGTTTGACTTCGGTATTCCTGCAGGTAATAAAGAAGCATTGACTGGCGAAAATCGTTGGTGGAAAACAGACGTACATATCTTGGCTAATGAAGGAGCTACCTCTGATCCTATCAAGTATCTGAAAGATAAATACAAATGGGCTAAGAAAAACGGCTATCCTATGGGTCATTTCGAAATGTCTCAAGACTTGTTCGACGACCTGTTGGGACACAGCAAGGTTCTTACCCGTATCGGACAGATGATGTTCCCGAACGCAGGTTCAGATGCTTTGAGCTATGCACAAAACTTGTCTGACGATGCAATTGCAGCCGCCATCACTCGCTTGGTAGGGTGTCCTATCATACCGAGAGATTCTAAAGCAATGGTTGACAAGTACGATCCTGCAACAAGGTCTCTCAAAAAAGACTGGGTTGAAAACTTCAACCTTCTCAATGTTGCATACGTACCTGACGGACAGCTTGGGACTATCAAGACTGCACAACACGTACTAACGGGTGATCCTACTGTACGTACCGCATTCTTCGATGGAGGCAGAACACTTATCACGCAACGTTTCGAATCTCAAACTAAGAGCGTTTACGTTGAGAGCGAAATCTATGCGCTTTGTGTTCCTCAAGTGGCAAGATATATGTGTGTTTACACTGTAACCGCATAAACATGGCAACTACTCAATATACTACCAGCACTATCCCCGTAGAAGCATATCTGCGGGGGTGTGTTGGTTACACTGTATCGGACGAAGCCTTGTTGTCGATCTTCATAAAGAGAGGAGTTGAGATGGGTACACCAGCTGCTTATCTCACAACGAAAGTACTTGAGTTATGCAAAGCAGACCTATATGTATATTGTGCCTCCTTGCCAAGCACTTCTGCTACGGTAGAAGATGCTGATGCAGGATGGAAACATAGAGAAGGCGGCATACAAAAAGGAGTTTCGGACAACGGAAGATTGATGCAGATGGCTAATTACATTTACAGCAAGTATGGAGAGCAAACGACTAAATCAACTATTAAAATGATTCCTTTAGGCATGAAGTTTCATGTATAACCCCAGATTTCCTCATACGTGCAAGGTCTATAGAATGACCGATCCAACCCCGTTCAGTCAGGGTACGGAAGAAGTCGTGTATGAAGGAGAATGCAGGAAATACACGAACACTTCACGCTTTAATGAGGTCGTCATTTCAAAGTACGGATTATCGATACCGGGAACTCTACCAATTAAGGTAGGTGATCTTTTGACCGTAACTGATGTAACTGGGACATTTGATGGTTCTGTGGTAGAAGTCAGTGCAGGTAATTTGGGGACTACCGTATTTTTTAACGCAACCGGGCAATGAACAACGAAGCAGCATTGGATAAAGGTCTTGAAAAAGCAAGAAAGATAGCTTTCGAGCATATACAGAAGTGCCTTGAAGATGCCTGCGACGAACTTGTCAGACATGCGCAACAAAACTACAAATCACCAATAGGGTCATTTACGGGTAATACCATAACAAGCTATTCTGTTGGTTTATATATAAACGGTACGTTTGTATATTACTACCAAGACGACGGAATAAAGCCGCCAGTTAGAGGTAAGCTTACCAAGAAAGAAGGCAGGGTAGAGTTATCACCAGACTGGGATGGCAGAACAAGAAGTTATTACGCAAAAGTGGATACCGACGGAGGATATGGTAAAGACTCTGCGCTTGACTTCTTGAACAGCTATAAATCAAGGACGAAAGGAGTGGAGATAGTCATGTGTTCGGGGACTGAATATTCATCTTACATTCAAGATGTGATGAAGGGTAATGTACTCGAAAAGACTAAAGCCGAAGCTCCTTCGATTTTAATGTCCAACATGAAACCGATGAAATAATGGCAAAAGCATTTCCGAGAAGAGACATTCTGTTTTCGTTATATACCACATTATCCACGATAAGCAAGGTATATATACCTAACAGGCCTACGTCTAATCCTGACGCAGAAACGAGTTTCATGGTTATCGACATACCCGGTACGATGAGCGACAGAAATGCTTATCAAGAAGCATCTTTACGCATAGACCTGTTTAAGAAAGACTTTGCAGGCGGAGTTGAGGATGTACAAGGGTTGGACAATCTTTACAAGTCGGTCATAGCATTATTCCCGATAGTTACCGATAATTTTACGGCTATTTCGCCGAGACTTGTCTCTGGTGGGAGTGACGACAAAGGATTTCATTACTTAATGATTTACGCAGATATTTTAACAAAATAATTTACAATTATGGCAGAAATTACAATTACAAAAAAAGTCGCCGATTTACAGGCGGTTTTCGACAAAGTCAAGAGGGTATTTTACAATACCGCTACAAATTTAAACATTTCTACTCTTGCAACTATTGATTATGAACTCCCAGTTATTGAGGATAGTTTCAATTTCGATATTGGTGCAGCAAGCATCTCTACCGTTAAGCTGACTACAGGTAAGAAATGGGCAAGCTATGTTACCGCAGGTGATCCTGATGTTTCTATGCAGGTTGCATCGGTAGATGCAAACATTGCAGGGCTATTTATGACATCTAAGGGTACGGCCGTTTCAAGTGGCACTAATACCTTAGGAGGATTATCGCTTTCAGGACAAGGATATTCAACCGAAACCAAGAAAGTAACAGGATCGCTTATCCTTGCATCGGAGGATGGTACAAGATTGGTAGCACTCCCGAATGTGGAGATGTTCGCTAATCCTGTTATTGCTTCTGGCACTCCTGCTTACTTTAATGTTCAGATATTCCCGAAACCTAATCAGGAAGGAGCTGACATTATCCTTTTGGCTGGAGCAGCTGGAGCATAAGATTTTGGGTTAATAACTAAGAGGGTGGTGGGAAATCCACCGCCCTTTTTTAGAATAAAGCTATGGCAACTGTAAAACAACCATCTAAAGAAGCGCAAGACGAATTAAACTCTATCATAG